ATTGTAGTTTTCTTCTGTCAGTTGTTCAATTACGTAAGTTTGTACAGGCAACTCTTTTACTCCAGCGCCTGCATCAATTTGTCCATCTAAAAACCGTTTTTGGGTCACATGTCTTTTAACTAAAGTTCCTTCTAGCCTGTAACCAGGTTGTCTACTTTGCTTTAGCCAAGCAGTCAATATACCACCAACGTTTGATACAGTTAAACTTGGAGTTGGGATAGCTCCTTGTCCAATTAAGTCAAATCCTTCTCCTTGACAGCCAATAGCATAATATTTATCTCCTTCGAAATTTACCCACGGACTGTCTTCATCGATGCCAACATTACAAATTCTAATTGTTTTAATAGACGGGTCTCCTTCTTCTTTGTTTTTGTCATTTAAATCGTATTTATACACTTCATATAATTCTATAAAAGCATCAGGATTTAATGTCATTAAATTTGGAATCATGTTGCAAAACTCCTTACTTGTTCAAATGTTGCAGAAAACGCATTTACATTATCTGCTAATATTTGCACTGTCCATTCTGTGCAATGATATAGTTCGTCGCTACCTTCTATTTTAAATGCTTTCCCATTACGCTGTCTTAGAAAATTGTCCACTTCAGTTGCATTTGTAATATTTCCAGACACGGCGAAAGTAACATTTGTGGTATTAATTTTGGTCTTAAATGCCCTTGCTTCAACAGCATTAGGCAAAAACTTAGTTACAATCAAATTTGATTGTTCTGTTTTTGTATTATCCCAGCTGGGAATAAGAGGAATGGTTGGATAACTCATGATTACAGTCTCTCTAGAAGGTGAATTAGCCGATATTTTTACAGATAAAATTGAACTGGCTATACAATCTATTGCCGAATTAATGCGAGCTTTAAAAGCCAATTTTAGCAATTTTTTAAATTATTTACAACAAGCCGAAAAACGTGGAGTGATGTATAGAATAGTAGTTGGGTATGAAGATGTTCATGGAGAAAAACTATATTGTCCTATTTCAAAAAAAGTGCGTAGTATTAGAATTATTCCCGTGATTTCCGGAAGTGGAGATAACTGGTGGATGTGGATAGGCGCAGCAGCACTGTTTACTCTAGCAATAGTTGCGCCAGGTGGAGTTCTAATTTGGGGAACTAAATTTTTTACTTCTAATTGGACGATTTTGATGGGAAGTGTGTTACTGTTTGCAGGTATTGCATCTTTGTTCAAACCAGCCAAAGAAGAGCCGGAAAAAAGTAGTGAAACTTTTGGTGGAATACAGTCTAACACACAGGAAGGCGGTAGAGTACCAATCATTTACGGTATCATGATTTCTGGTTTTTATGTTATTTCGGCTAAAATAAGTAGTGTTTATATTGGAAACCCAGTTCTTGGTTACAACAAATAATAAAACAAATGGTTAAAAAAAAGAAAGAAATTAAAATATTTGGGCAAGGTGGAGGCGGTAAAGGCGGCGGTAAAGGCGGCGGTGGTAAACCAAACATTCAAAAACCAACTGGAAGAAGTGTTGCTTCTGCTTATATTCTTGGAGCTATTTGTGAAGGCACTATAGAAGGATTAGGCTCAAATCCTTTACGAAATGTTTTTCTTGATGAAACTCCTATAGAAAACAATGATGGAAGTTTAAACTTTAAAGATTTTCAATTTGGATATAGAACTGGCACTCAAACACAAGCAGCTATAACAGAAATTCCAGGATTTGATCAGGTTGCTTCTCCAGAATCAGTCTCAGCTCAAGTTTTACAATCAATTCCAAATGGTGTTAATAAAACCATATTTATTCAACCAGGTGAAACTTTACTAAATTTAATAATTTTTAAGTTTTCTTTTCAACTACAACAAATTAATCCAAATAATGGAGATACCAGTGGCGCAAATTTAAGTTTTGCAATTTCATTAAAACAAGATAATAATGCTTTTGTGACTGTTTTATCTACTACGATAGGTGGTAGATTTCCGTCTCCTACTGAGTTTGACTACGCAATTCCTGTACCTGCGAATACATTATCTTCTTTAACATTAAGAGTGCAAAATTTTACAGTAGACAATGAAGAAACCCAGCAGCAAGGTTATCAACGTCAAATGCAATGGATTGGATACACAAAAATAAATTCAACTACTTTACGTTATCCCAACACTGCTATAGCTGCGTTTGGATTTAATACTAGTGGCTTTTCATCTATTCCTACAGCTGCTTTTAAAGTTTTTGGCATGCTTATTAGAATACCCAGTAATGCTACTGTTACAGCGCAAAGAGGATTAACATACAGTGGAACTTGGAACGGAAGTTTTATTTACTCAACTCTTGCTGTCTCTGATCCAGCATGGATTCTTTATGATTTACTAACAAACACAAGATATGGGCTTGGAGACTATATTGATATTGGGCAAATAGATAAGTGGGGATTATATGAGATTAGCCAGTATTGCAATGGATTAGTACCAGATGGATACGGTGGTACAGAACATAGATTTCAATGTAATATAGCTTTACAGAGTAAAACAGAAGCGTACCAAGTATTGCAATCTTTAATAACAATTTTTAGAGGATTTAGCTATTGGCAATCTGGTGCGATAACATTCGTCGCTGACAAGCCAACAAATGTTTCATATCAATTTACGCAAGCTGATGTAGAAGAAGGCTTGTTTACTTATAGTAGAACTGGATTAAAAAGTAAAAAAACAATAGCATTAGTTAGCTGGCTTAACCCAAATGATTTTTATAGGAAAACAGTAGAAGTAGTAGAAGACCCTATCGGCATTCAGAAATGGGGTATTAAAGAACTAGAAGTAGAAGCAATTGCATGTACTTCTAGAGGACAAGCAAGGCGAGCTGGAGTAGCTATTTTAATGGGAGATAGACTAGAACAAGAAACAGTTATTTTTAAAGCTAGGGCTTACGCTGCATTTATTAAACCAGGAGACGTAATTAATATTTTAGATTCACAAAGAGTAGAGATGAGATATGGAGGATTAATCAAAGCAGCCACAGAAAACACTGTTACGCTAGATAGTCCAGTAACGTTAATTTCAGGAGAGTCTTACAAAATCAGTGTTACTTTAAGCAATGGAACAGCGGTGGAAAGAACTGTAGTTACTGGGGCAGGAAGCGATATATCAACGATTGTAGTATCTTCAAATTTTCCTATGATTCCACTTCCTGAGTCTAACTGGATATTATCCGGAACTAGCGTTAAACCTAAAAAATACAGAGTAATTAACAGAGTTCCTGTAACTGAAACAATAGAAGGTATGCATGAAATTACAGCAGCAGAGTATGATGATAGTAAATATACTTTTATTGATGAGATGAGAATGGTATGACTTGGGAATTTGATAATTTACCAGTTAAGACAGCACTTCCAAACGCTAATGCTAGTCCAAGAAACATAAGTTTATCTAGTATACGAATTCCTACGATTGTAGAAGTTGATTTATTTAACGTTTTTGCGTCTTGGCAACAACCATTATTAGATAATGCTGTATCTCCTTGGGTAATAGGCTATGTAGCAGAAATCAAAAAAGGACAAGAAGGAATTTGGGAGCAAACTAGAACAACTACAGATTTGTTTACTACTTTCGAAAATATACAACCAGGTAATTATTACGTAAGAGTTAGAGCAATATTCTTTGACAACAGCTTATCTGACTGGACGGAGTCCGTATAATGACATGGGAATTTGACGATTTACCATCTAAAACGGTACTTCCAGTTGTTGGGCAAAAACCAAGAAATATAGTAATGTCAAGTTCTTTGATTCCAGCAACTCAATTATCTTCTATTAATGCTGATTTATTTAATATTTACGTTTCTTGGCAGCAACCACTTCAAGAAGACATTAATTCTCCTTGGGCTACTAGTTACACTGCTGAAATAAAACGAAAAGACGAAAATTTTTGGCAACAATCTAGAACAGTTTTTGATTTAACAACAGTTTTCTATAATTTACCAGTAGATACTTACTACACTAGAGTTCGAGCTAATTTTTTAACTAATTTGTTTTCTGACTGGGAGGAGTCAGTTTTACCAGTTGAATTATTCTATAGTAATTCAGTATTAGATTTTACTGCTAAAATAAATTCATTCATTGCTTTAGAGTTTTAATCATGAGTTCTGCTAGATATATTGATGGAGCTGGTGCTGTAAAATACAGGAAAGTATCAGGAGCGGGAACAGAAGCTAACCCACATATTCCAGAATTTTCCTCAGCTGATGTTGGTGATATTAGTGATTTTGCGTCTAAAACTATAGATACCGTCAAATTGCTAGACACTATTACTGATCTCGATAACATAACAGTTCCCGATGATTTAACACAAATTGACTATAGCGTTAGTGATGGAACTTTAATAGCTTTAACAAAAAGACTAATAGACTTTGGACAAAGGTCTGTATTAGAGTGTGTTGAACTGAATAATAAAGTTGAAACTTCTGTTGGTAGTATAAATGATAGTCCTGCTACATCAGACACAGCCAATGCTAGCATAATATCTTTGCTAAAAAGATTGTTAAGTACAGATGGCGATAGCGGCAATATTCAAGGCATTAATCAACAACTTGCTAATATTTACAATTCTATCGGAACTTCAATTGATAGTCCAGCTACAGCAGATGATGGACAATTTAGTTTAATATCTTTAATTAAAAAACTATTAACTGAAACTAATAATATTGCTTCGATTGGGGCAACTTCAGACGCGTCGGCAAACTCTGGGAATGCTAGTTTAATATCTTTAATTAAAGGTTTGAACATTTCCATTGGATCTACTTCTGATGCAGCAGCTACAGCAGATGACCAAAATTCTAGTTTGATATCATTGCTTAAAAGGCTATTAGCAAGTGATGGAGATAATACAGTTACTGCTATTAATCAGCAAATTGGTAATGTCACCACAACTTTAGGAAACACAACAGATGCAGTCGCAACTAACGATACAGGAACATTTAGCATAATTTCTTTACTTAAAAAATTATTACAAGAAACAAATAATATTGCATCAATTGGAGAAGTGTCGGATATAGCTGCTACATCTGGTAATGCTAGTGTAGTTAGTTTACTTAAAGGACTTAATTTAACTATTGGGGCAACATCAGACACACCAGCAACTTCAGATACTGACTCAGCTACTTTAATTTCTCTACTCAAAAGACTGTTAAGTACTGATGGGGATAGCAGTAACATAAACAGTATTAATCAGCATTTATCTAATATACTTGCTTCAATTGGAACTACCAATGATTCATTAGCTACTTCAGATGATGGAGTATTTACGTTAATATCACTGTTTAAGCGATTATTAAGTGAAACTAACAACATATCTTCAATTGGAACTACCAGTGATTTAGCTGCTATATCCGGTAATGTTAGTTTAATCTCTTTAATCAAAGGATTAAATCAATCTATTGGAACTAATTCTGACTCGGCAGCAACGACAGATACAGGTGCTGCTACTTTAATATCTTTAATTAAAAGATTATTACAAGAAACTGACAATATTACCTCTATTGGAACTACTTCAGACGCGTCGGCAAACAGTGGCTCTGCTAGCTTAGTGTCGTTAGTTAAAGGATTAAATACTTCAATTGGCACTACATCAGATAGTGCAGCCACTACAGATACTGAAAATGCAAGTTTAATATCGTTACTTAAAAGGTTGTTAGCAACTGATGGAGATAATACAGTTACTGCTATTAATCAACAAATAAGTAACGTTACTACAGCGCTAGGAACAACATCAGATGCAGCGGCAACGACAGATGCAGGTACTTTTACTGTCATAGCGTTGCTAAAACGGTTGTTATCAGAAACTAACAATATTGCATCAATTGGAAGCATTTCAGATGTTGCAGCAGCATCAGGCGACGCTAGTTTAGTAGCTTTAATTAAAGGATTAAATAATGCAATAGGGTCTATTACTGACAATTCGGCCACTTCAGACACTGCCAATGCAAGTTTAATATCTTTAATTAAACGACTACTTGAAACAGACGGTGTGGCAGGCACTAATCAACAATTAAGTGATATATACACTTTACTTGGAACTAGAGCAGATGCAGCGGCAACAACGGATAGCGGGACGTTTAGCTTAATTGCTTTATTCAAAAGATTACTACAAGAAACTGACAACATTGCTTCTATTGGGACAACTTCAGATGCAGCGGCAAATAGTGGTTCTGCTAGTTTAGTGTCTTTAATTAAAGGCTTAAATGCCTCTATTGGATCTACCTCTGATACGGCAGCTACGACAGACACTGAAAACACTAGTTTGATATCACTACTTAAAAGATTGTTAAGTACCGATGGAGATAACACAGTTACTGCTATCAATCAACAAATAAACAATGTTACTGCATCATTAGGAACAACAACAGATGCAGTAGCAACAACAGATACAGGTACTTTTACTGTTATAGCTTTATTAAAACGGTTGTTAGTAGAAACAGACAATGTTGCTTCTATTGGAGCAACATCTGACGCAGCAATCACTTCTGGCAACGCTAGTGTTGTTTCATTATTGAAAGGACTAATTAGTTCAATTGGCACCACATCAGATAGTGCAGCTACTACAGACACTCAAAATACCAGCTTAATATCATTACTTAAAAGGCTATTAAGCACCGATGGAGATAACACAGTTACTGCTATTAACCAGCAAATTGGTAATGTTAGTGCAGTTTTAGGAACAACAACAGATGCGGCAGCAACAACAGACACAGGTACTGCTACTTTAATATCTTTAATCAAAAAACTATTACAAGAAACAGATAATATTGCGTCTATTGGAACAACAACAGATACAGCAGCCACTACAGGAACAGCCAGTTTAGTTGCACTTTTAAAAGGAGTAATTACATCTATTGGTACGACGACAGATAGTTCGGCAGCCACTGACACGGGTACTGCTAGTTTAATCTCTTTGACCAAAAGACTTCTTACAGAAAGTAATAATATTGTGTCTATTGGTACTATTTCAGATGCTCCAATTATAAATCTTGATAATATATCGTTTATAGACAACTGGGCAAGCATTGACTACAATGCAAACACAACAAGTTTAATTGGATTGTTAAAAATACTGATTACACTTACTCAGCAATCAGTTAGCAATAGATCTATGGTATTTATCACGAATACTATTACTACTGCTACTACAACCACTGTTGTTAGCGCTCCTGTCCCAACTAGTAATAGAATTTATGTATCATATATTAGAGTACAATTAGAAGGAACTGCTGCACAAACAGTTACAATTAGAGATGGCGCTAATAATGTTGCTAGATTTTTCCTATCTTCCCAAGGAATGGAAGGAGAGGCTAATTTAGCGCAAAACAGAGAAATACGCCTATCTCCAAACACAGCACTAAATATTGTATCTTCTGCTGCATCCACTTTTAATTACACAATTGGTTATTTTATAGCATCATGACGTTACCAATTCTTTATCTTACTCCTACTTGGCAAACAAGCCAAAAGACTCTTATTCCTACAACTAAAACTAGACTAGGAGATAATTATAGTCAAGTTTTAACTCAGGGAATATTTCCTATTGTAGAATGGGATGTTCGCAGCCCAGTTTACTCAGAATCCGAAGTAAACGATGTTTTGAGCGTGTTACGACAATATGCTGACAAGTCGTTTCTTTGGAGTCCTACAGGGCAAAATCTTAAAGAATGTGTTTGCGGAGAATGGGTTTTATCTTTAATTGGAGAAAACCAATATGTTATAAGTAATAAAATCACTGCTAGTCAAGTCAGATCTAATATTCCTAGTAACTTAGGTATTGTAATGTAATGCTATTGTCACAACATATTAAAGAACATATTATTAAACATTCTAAGCAGTTTCCAAAACAAGAGGTCTGTGGTGTTGTAATCAATGACAAGCCATACAAATGTTCTAACATTGCTGAGAACAAAAATGAGGCGTTTGTAATTAATCCAGATGAAATTGATGGATTAATAGAATCTCATGGAAAGATTCAAATGGTTTATCACACGCATTGGAACGATAGTCAGCCTGGATATTTAAGTCCTCCTGACATTTGTAATGCTAAGTCTAATAAGTTGGCGTATTGTTTATATCACAGTGAGTTTGATTGCTGGGATTTGTTTGATCCAAACAACATAATTAATCCATTTCCTTGCTTTGACAATTTTAATACTCATTCTCCTAAGGAAATAGATTATTATCTAAAATGGCCGTTTGTTTACAACCGCTCTGATTGCTTTAGTTTACTTAGAGCCTACTATAAAGGAATGCTAGATATAGTATTACCAGACTTTCCAAGAGGATTTTCACTTGAAGAAACAACTAATGCATCATGGAATTTATTGGACGAAAATTTTTCCAAAGCAAATTTTAGAAAATTAGAGGATGATGAACTTTTAAAAAACAATGACGTTATTGTTATGACTCTTAGTGGTGTACAACCACATCATGTAGCAATAATTATAGATACTGCAAAAAAAACAGGACTGCATAACTTAGGAGGAGATAGAGTTAGTGAATTATTTGTCTATGGTGGAAGTTACTGGGATAGAGTGACAAAATACAGATGTAGACATCAATTATTAGAATGAGCCAAATTGTTCTTGATATTTTAAATAACTGTTCTATATCTTGTTTAGAGCGCAATGGGCATACTGACATTTTTATAAGTTGTGAGGATGATATATGCCAGAAGATAGAAGAAAATCAAGATGCAGTTTTGTCTTATATTAAAAATAAAGTTAAAAATGTAAACTTAGTAATGTTTAAATCTACTAATAGTTCATACAAAGCCACATTTGAGCTTTGTTCGCTAGAAGATGATTTGAACAAACAAACCATACTTATAATGACTGTTGTGTTAATCTTTCAGTGTTTACAAATATTTACTTCTAGCTTAAAAACATTATTTATTCAAACATATCAAACTATAAAAACAATACTAAAAGCTGCTAAAGACGCTATAAAAGGCATATAGATTACTACATGCCTTTTAATTATTTTTCCAGAAGCATTGCCAAAGAAGTTAATGTTTGTATTGGCAATTCCCGTTTTTTAATAGCGTCCTCAATAATAGTTTTAGTTTTTGGACTTAATACGCCATTTCCTTCAGATTTGCTTCTGTCTGGGAATGGCAGTAAATCAGTGTATTTAATAGATGGATCGTCTTTACCTTTAAATCCATTAAATAGTCCTGCCCAGCCAATAGCATGAACTCTAGCTTGCATATTTAGTTCTTGTTGGCGTAGCTTCTCCATTTGATTAATGCAATTAAAAACTACGTAATCAAGTTGCTCTAAATATGATTCCCAGCTAGTAAATCTGGGATCAGCTATTCTGTAAGACTGAATTCTCCAGTAGAGTCCTTCCCAGTCAATTCTGGGAATTTCCGACTCTCCAGTTGATCCTCCCCCTGTGTTTCAGTTTCTTCTATTTTTTTCCATCTGCTAGACTCATTAAGATAAAAATCGTAAATTTCATCTACCAAAGTCTCATCTAAAGAATAGGTCTTTTCTAAATTCCAACTAGGATAACCAAGTAAAGGAATTTTTCCTCTATGTAAAAATCCAACTGTTCCAGCAGTAATATTTTTAGGTAATGCAGAAACTCTAATTTGTTCTGCATTTTCGCTATAATTATCTTCTACTGTTACAATGAATGAATTTTCGTAACTCTCCCCAAATCTAATTTTAGTGCCTTTTTCTAGTAAAAAATCTGCTGGCAAAGGCTCAATTACTAACTTCTTATCATCTTTATTAGCATCTACAACAACACTAATAATATGTGCAACACGCTCTTTAATAAGCATTGTTGCTACAACAGATTTTAGGTTAAGTTCCATGCTAGATGTATAAGCATTGATATCAGCTAAATCATCAGCATATTCTAATACAACTTCAGTGTTGTCAATGACCTCAACACCATCTTGTTCGGTCATACCACCAGTTAAAAGTTTTGTAGCTTCTTCTAGTGAAATCCCTTTTTGTTGCGCAATTTTTCCAACTAATCGACGAATCTTCAAAGAAGCATGCTGCCTACTTTGTTCTGTTTCGGCTAGTTGTCTTCTTTCCCCAACAGTAATACCGTCTTTCTTGGGAAAGAAAAGCACATCTCCTACTTTTATAAAATTAGTTTTAGGATTGCCAGTGATAAATCCAAGCATTTTACACAATCTCAAATTCTAAAGAATCATACTCATCAATATAACATTCTTTAGTAGCAGTTTTAGCAACTGATTCTGGAACTTTAATTGTATACGAACTAAATTTATCAGAAACATTAATAGTTCCTGATAATCCCCCTTTAAAAATAGCAGCACCACAATACAAGGATTTTCCTTCTCTGGTGCAATTAATTAATACGGCAAGGAGCTGAGTACTGTCTGTTAAAATCTTCATTGTTACTTGATGTGGTGGTGGTCAATAAACCATTAAGGTTATTTTTAAGATAATAACTCAAAAACTAAAAGCAGAAGTCCACTCAAGTAAATCTCCTTGGAATGTTAAGTTAAACGAATATTTCATAACTTCGTTTTGATTAGCTGGGAAAGATATGCCACCAACTTTAGCCACTCCAACAATTCTCTCTCCATTAGGTAAAGTAATTACAGCATAAATATCTCTACCATACAAACTATTAGAGAATATTCCAGCTGGCTTAATTACTGTCTCCAACGCTTTGTCTCCAGCCAACGCAATGCCGCTAACATTGCAGCTGATCGCCCTGCGTATGAAAACGCTATTTACTCCTTTACGAGATGAAGCATTAGTTGTGTCAACAGAAGTTTCTTGAGCTGAAATATCTAAAGTCGTAATACCATTAATTGGAAGTAATCCAGGTACAACGACTGCGCTATCAGTTTGCAGTACCGGATATTGTAAAGGCTCTACCGGAACTAATAGTGGACTTGTTGTTAACACAACATCTTGAGATATTACAACTTGTCTTCGCCTAGACGCTACGCCACTAACAGAAGTTCCC